GTTCGTTGTTTTCTTTGACATTTACTTTTCCAAATTCGCCATCATTAGGATTTAGCCATCTTAGAATGACTGGTGCAACTGCACCGATTCCGGCTGATAGCAACATCTTTGGATCAGTAACTCCTGCTAAGTAACATGCAATAAGTCCTGCAAGAAATGATCTTGCCCAGGATGCTGCAATGGCTTTGAAGTTTGTCATAAAATGCTTGCCAATTCTTCTTTGGTTAAACCAGCAATCTCTGCTAACTTTTTGATAGCAGATTCGCGTGCATCTTGCTTGGCTTTATACTCGGCTTCGAGTAGGCGTTTGGCTTCTAATGTTGCATCTCTGTCAGCGATAAACGCTTCTTTATCTGCACCTGTAAGTTCAATAATTTCTTCGCCAACTTGTATTTTGATTGCTTCATCTTTTTTTGTCATTAGTTTTGGTATCCGTATGCTCTGATTGTTCCAGTAATATTTTGACCAGAACAATAAACTGTTATCGAGTCGTATGCAGTTGTATTATCAACAACACCACCACCTAAATGCACAGCATTTCCAACACCAATACTTTTAATATTAGTTCTTGTTGCAAGCATAGGTGATTGTATTTCAATATGTTGATTTCCACCAACACCAGCAGTCGTAACAGTTGAACCTATATTTATTTGAGTCGAAGTAATTTCGTTTTCTGAACCTAAAGGAACTCCAGCATAAACTCCAACAAATACTCTGCCATACTTGTAAGTGCTAGTTGTCAAATCTGTTCCAGATGCACGCACTCTCATAAAAGTGTCAGCGTTAGATGAATCTGCTTTCATATCAAGAATTATTTTGTAATTATTATAGGTTGATGTGAAAGTTCCAGCAGGTAAAGAGATGCTTGCTACTCCACTAAAACTAGTTGTATTCAGTAAAACCATACCGGCTTTTTTTGTGCCAAGGGCTGTGTTCATGGATGCGTCAATTGCATCACCTAAAGTCTCGATTGCTGTTGCGCCATCTTTGACAAGATCAGTTGAAGTTGGAACTGTCCAGCCATAGTTTGGTGTAGTTGTTGCCATGTGTTAATTAACTCCTAATAAGGCATCTTGCCATTGTAGTGATGGATCTATTGTACTCCAGATTTCACCGGCAAATACATCTTGCCACGCCACTGGAACTGCTGAGAATGTAAAGTCTGACACATTCAAAGTTAAGCGTGCAGTGAACCTGTCAATGTCCCATTCCCATCCCTCTACATAACCAAAGAATTGATTTGGGAATAAGAGTGCAGGGAAGTCTGTGACTGATACCGGCATACCAAAGAATACACCAACAAGTGAATTTAGCAATGACGATGTCATAGTTGGGGCATCAATCTGTATTTGAATGCCCTGGATAACTGGTTGAGGATAAGCATTCAAAAGCACTAGACGATCTGCCAAAGTTTCAGCATCTGTTTGATTCTTTAAGAATGTTTGAACTGTTTGTGTGACTCTGCCGTACTGGCTAATTGAATCCAATTCCTCTGTTTGAACTGCATCTTCTGCTGCACCATAAACAACAATCACATCATTGATGATGTCATTTCGGGATGTTGTTACGCTGATACCATCTGCCAAAATAAAGTTTTTGGATATGTCCACAAAGCCATTTGCTGACACATAATCACTTCTTGCATCCTGATCCTGGTAACCAATGCCACCAGATGTAGTTTCATAAATGAACCCACTGCCTGAGTCTGCAACAATCTGAACATAATTCAAAGCATTCAATGGTTCTGGTGCTGCAATTGAACTAAACAAATCATATGTGCCAGGTGTGTCAATTGCTGAAATATCAACACCAAGCAATGAATCCCAAGTCTCAGTTGTGTAATCAGTCCAAACTTGTGTTGCAGGTAATTCATTCCATTTAAGGCCAAAAGTGTCAGTGATAACAGATACAATTCTGTCACCATCTTTTTGTTCAGCATAACCAACCAGGTTTGCTTCTTTTGCTGCTAATTCTGATAACCCACCAGATGCACTGATCTGTGTGATAAATGTGTTTGTTGTGCCAGCATCAAGCACTGAAACTGAAACATCTGTAACCAAGCCTGTGAAGATTGTCGTATCAACACCTGTGAAATTATCTAATGTAACTTGTATTGTGTCAAAGATTTCAACATCTGTGTATGGCAAGTTTAAGAAATCAATTGTGGCAAATCCTGCTGATGATTGTTGTTGTACATCATCACGACCCATACTAATTTGCACACCCTCAAGTGTGTAATTCGTTACGGCTGTGCCGTTAATCTTAACTGTGGCGTTTGGTGACCAAGGCACGATTACCTGCCTGGAATCATTGGCTTAACAAACTTATTGACTGTTCCAGCCTTTGCAGCGTTGTTGATTGATTTGACTACTGTTTTGGCTTGTGATTTAGAATTGGTTGCACCAAATGTATTGAACTGGTTTATGACTTGGCCTGGTTGTCCACTGACTGCACTTCCAACTGCTCTGATTGGCGCAAATGATGCATCAAGTATTGCACCACCAATAAAGGATTCTTTGAATCTTTCGTATGCTGAGATTGCTGATTCAATCTTTTCTGTGATAGTTGTCAAAGCGTTAATGATTTTAATCAATGCGCTTTCACCAGTAGTAGGATCAATGTTAATCAATTTTGTTATTGCATCACCTAGTAATCTGATTTGTTCACCGAGTAAATAGGCTTGACCCTCAGTCGTTTCCATATCATATCCAAATGTCACTGCACCAGTACCAGCATCATAAAAGGCTTTTGTTAATCCTTGTTTGCCACTTCTAGTCAATCCATTAACTAAGCCCTCAAGTGCTGGAATTAGATTGTCTGTTGTGAACTTTGCAAGTTTTTCCATAAATGGCAGTAAAGCAAATCCAATTTGTTCTTTGGCTTCATCAACTGCAATTTGAACTCTGGACATTCTCCCTGCAAATGTTTCGGCTGCTGCTGCTGCCTGTCCTGCAAATGTGTTTGACAATGCAATGACTGCTGCATCAAAATCTTTAGTCTTAACAATGTTTTCATCAAGTGGTACACCGATACGCTTTAATGCACCTAAATTGCCGTCATAGGCTTTGCCTAAGGCTTCTGTAACTGCTGCTAAGTCTTTGCCTGTACCGGCTGCAATGTCTAATGCTAGTTGTTGAAGTTTTTGTGCTTTAGTGACATCTTGAGTTGATCTGACTAAACGATCTAGTGATGGTCTTAATTGATCATCTGCAATGCCTGTGGCTCTGGCAGTTGCATCAATGTAATCTTCGGTTGCTGCAATCTGTTGATCTGTTGCTTTGGTTGTGTTGCGTAATGTTTGAGCCAGGCTAACCTGGGCTTTTTCATCTTCAATGGCAGCCTTAACTGCACTCACACCAATTGCAAATGCTGCTGTGCCAACTGCTGTTGCAAGGCCTAAAAATGCTTTGGCTGCTGTTGCAACAATCTTGTCTACTTTAGAAGTGAATGATTGTGTATCAGTTGATGCCTTATTTAATCCTGATGAGAATTGAGCAGTATCAGCCAATAATGATAATTTTAGTGTCCTGATGTCAGCCATTAAACTCTACCTCTCCATTCTTCTCTAATCTTATCAACACCATCAACCCATTTTTGTTTGATTCGTGGTTGCATATATTTAAGTGTTGGAAATATAAAATATCCTTGATTGCCTTTTGTTCCAGGGTCTTTTGGTCTGCGTTTTGGAAATTGTTTGTATTTTCTTGATCCAAATTCTGCACCAAATAAGATTGCTCCTGCTGGCGCACCTGAAGATGTTACTGCTTTTGAACCACCAATTGAAATACTTGGTACGCGATCACGATTAACTTTGATTGTAGATGCGATTGCAGTTGCTTGCCTAGGATTTCCTCCAAGGGCTTCTGCGTTTGCTGCTGCACCTTGAATTGCTGTTGCAATTTCTTGCGATAACTCACCGGCAACTTTTCTTAAATCCTCTGATGCAATCTTGTCCATTTTCTTAAAAGTCCTAAGAATGTCAAGAATGTCAGAATCTTTAATTTCAATTTTAACAATCTGTTTAGGTTCTTTAGGTTTAGTTGCCATGATATTTACTCACCACATCTGCAATTGTTGATACCTGCTCTGCCGAAAGCGTTTTGAACTCTGACAATGGCTGGCGCGAAACAATTGCCAGTTCTATCAAAGTGCGTTCTATGCTTCCGGCTGTGTAAAATTTGTTGTTGCAAAATCCTTTGAATTGATGTGAACAACT